AAGCCCTTACGATGTTTTTCGAAGACCCAGAAGCATCTATAGCTTGTTTTTCAGGCTCAATAACAGAAAGTCTTACCCACCCACGGGGGATTAAAAAAGTTATTCCCTATTTAATCAAAGCTTCTATAGTCGGTTATATGCTGGCGACTTTTGTAAGTCCGGCTATTGAAGAAAGATTTAGGCTCACAAAAAATGAGGCCATAGCGACCTCATTTATTATCGGTTATGCCGGAATTCGAATCTTGGCCGCAGCTGAGCGTATAGCCGAAAAAGAGCTAGGACGCCGACTAGGAAAAGATAAAGAAAATGATATTAGTTAATAACTACAGACTCATCAAAAATATCAGTTGAGTTAGCTTCAGGTTCGGTTGTCTGAGAGACAGGAGTTGACTCTTTAGTTTCCTCTTTTTTGAGGTTCTCTTTGCGAGGGCGGTAATCGAGCGAGCGCATAATGCGAATCCGTTTAACAAAAGGATAGCAAGAAAAAAGCCCTCGTAAAGGAGGGCTTGTTTAAGTTTTACTTGAGCTTATCAAGCAGGATCCATGAACAGCAGTTTGCTGCGCATAGTCTCAGGGCCCATTTGACTCAGGTAGCGCCAGGCATTTTCAGGGCTGCGGTTCATAACATCACTGAACTGCTCCCACTGTTGCTGGGGTGCGGGACCATTGGCTACACCGCCTGCATTAGCAGGAGGAGCAGGCATGTCATAACGAGGCTGATAAGCCTGAGCTTGTTGCTGGTAGTTGGCATTGTCGCCGTCGATGTCCACGGGGACAACCTCCGTGAAATAACGATCAGTGTAGTTAGCCAGATGGTCGGGATCGATCAAGATGGTCTGCATCGCGTCGTGGCGAGCAGACAGTACATCCATTTTCTGAGCTTGGTCAATGAGGAGATCCTCAAGCGAGCAAGCGTACTGGTTCAGGATGCCAGGAGCTTCGATCCCGAAGTGGTTAACGACCTCGGCGGTTACGGGGCTTACGCTCGTTTGCCGGGCCGTAGAAGTTTGCGAGGAAGTTTGGGTCGGTGAAGCGTTGGTAAACGAGGTCGGCGCTACCTGCTGTTCCTGGTAAGCCCAGGGCTGGGCCTGTAAATTCTGACTGCTCAGTTGAGTAGCCGGTTCCGTAGCCACCTGGTAAGGCGACTGTTGAACCTGGCTGAGGGACTGAGAGTTCACCTGGGACAGCACCCGTTCCAGGGAACCCATCGCTGCTTCCCAAGGATTGTTCGGGAAGGATTGCGACGTTAACTGGTTGAACTGGTTGCTGGTAGAAGGGGCCGTACCCTGTTGTACCTGCGACGGCGGTTGGGCCGTAGGTACCGAAGCTACCGCCGGGGTAGAGGTTTGCGCCACCCATTGTGGGTAAGCGGTTGAGCCCTGGTCTGAGGACGCCACCGGGGAGACCGGGCTCGGGGTTGAAGCTTGGATCTGCTGGCTCATAGCTACCCGAATAAGTTAGTTCTTCCGCGAGGTGGTCGAAGGTCCTGTAAAGAAGCGGAGTTATGTTCAGTCTAGGATCAGCCGCAAGGGGCTGATTAGGCGCAAGGGGATGCGGCGACTGCAACATCTGGGTTAATAATACCATAAATTGTTGCATAGCTGATTGAGTTTGTTGCACCATGCGGAAGGGAAAACCCTTCAACATATCAGCTCTCTCAGAGTCAGTTTTTTCAGGAAAAAGGAATTTAAGAGCGTCAACGCTATCCACACCAAGCTCTTGCAAGTTACGAACAACGATTGACTTTTGGTTAATGTCATACGCTGTGTCTTCGTAAACATCACCCTGAAACCTATAAGTAACAGCGCGATCTCCATCCTCAGGTAGCCCAATAACCCCAGGAGGGACTTTATTTTCTTGCAGAGCAAGTTGAATGGTTTCAGTAACTTTAGCTTCGTAACGAGTTACAGTTTTTTGATATTTTTCAAAATTTTCTTCTGTTTGTTCTTTTGGGAGACTTGGTTCTTTGAGCCCAGCAGCTGCAATAAACGATTCACGGAAAATAATTTCTTGGTGATAGATCATCATCTCTAAGAGACGATTGAATCCATAAGTTAGGAAGCTTTTATTTTTACGAAGAGCCGTGGCTTGGGCACGGCCCATCAAACCTTTAATTTCTGTGGCGGTAGCGCCAGCTGAAATTGAAATCTCATCAACACCACCTAGGGCCGTACGGATCTCTTCTCTTAAAAGAAGTGTGTAACGGTTCATGTCGCCGTTAACCGGATCCGGGGTCATATAACCCACGCGGTCGGACGGTTCAACGTTGGCAATAATGCGCGGAACACGCAAACCGCCGCCCATTCCAGCCCCAAAAGGCTCACTTACGCGAGTCGAAGGACTATCAAGACCAGAAAATCCGCTTTGACTGCTGATTGTCGGCCTAAAAGTACTTCCGGCATCACTGGCTTCGACCAGATCGCTGCGGGGGCGCGAACTAATCAGCGTGGGGTTGCCAAAAAACTCAATATTTTTAGCAATGTTACGAATTAACTCGTCATGGAGCACAAGTTGCTCCATAAACGGATCAAAATCACCTTCGCCTTCTGTGCCACTAGTGTTCGGCTTGTTTAAAACCTCAACAGCAGGGATAAAACCGAGTGTGTTAGGCCGTTTCTTGACTGGAGATAAGACAGAACCAGGTTCTAGATCAAAACTGAGCTCAGTGTCGGTTTCTACTTCACTAATTTCATCTGCTGTAATAGTTAAACGTACATATCGTTTATTTTGACCATAACTATTACTAGGCAACCCAAGACTTGCGTGCTTAACCTTATAGCTGTAAACAATAATTACTTCCTCAACCTCACCATTTAGATCGTGATACACACGATATTGATTTTTATTGAAAAAATAAATTTGATACTTAAGTTTTGGATTGGGGCGGAAATAAAACAACCCACAACCGTCTATTAAAAAATTGCGAATAATTGCAGGAAAACGAATATCTAATTTATTTAAAGAAATAACGTCATCTAAAAAACGAGTACGACTTTTGTACGTATCTTGATCACAATAGAAAGTAAGACCCTTCTTAATCATCAGAAGGATCATTTGCTGAAGATGGCTTAAAACAACCATAGTCGATGACTGGTTGCTTCGATCTTGAGTGCGAGACGCCTCTAAGATCTCGTTAAACCTTTTCCTAGTCTCAGTCGAGCTGGCCATCTACACACATTACGGAAAATTAAGACTTGAAAAAAATCACTTGCGGAAGGTAGCTTCCTTGGCTTTTTGAGCTTTAGCTTTAGCCCGTTTGCGAGTTTCCATAGATCCAGTGAGTTCCTGACCACTAGGAGTCTTTTTAGACTCACGGTCAGCTGCAAACTTCTCAAGGACCTCGGCAGGCATTTTGTCAGACATCTGGCAAAAGATACGCTTTGACTCGTTCCAGTTTAACCGCTTCCTTAGGCAAATTTTCGATCGGATACGAGGTTAACAGATGATCTTCACGACCAAGCATGTCAGTATTACCTTCTTTAGGTTCAAACTCATCACAGAGTTTCTGAACTTCAGGACGATCCCAGATGTAGTACTCAGCGATAGACCGCAATTTAGTCTTACGCTTATCAGCGTCACCCATCCAACTTAAATGCCAACCAGCGTCCCTGTTGCCAAAATAACGATTGTTCTGCGTGGCACGCATAGAGGATAACGTACCGAGTTGTTTTAAACGTCCTACTGTACTAACCACACCGCATCGCCAATCAAAAAGCTCATTTTTTGGCGAAACTAGCTGCCGATCAGCTCGTCCGTAGTGCATAGACATGCTCAAACGGACAGTCTTTTCCTCTTCCTCTTTGACTACTTCTAAGAGTTCTGGAAACTTAGCTGGGTTTGCAATTTCATCACAATCCGAACAAATAAAAACTGTGTCGTCAGGCATCATATGCAGTCCGACACCTAAAGCATCCCGTTGCCCTCGTTCACGAATCCAAGGATCGGGAGCTTCCTCAATAGAAGGTAGTTCAACGTGAAGAACCTGAATTTTCTCCTCAGGTAAACCAAGCTCACGAATAGTGTCTAAGCACGTAAATGGCTTCTCCTCTCCACGGTGTGTACGGTTAGCATCCGTAATCAAAAAACCATCCACGTGATCTTCGAGCGCTCTGATCCTGAGTTCAAGGATTTCGCGCTCGTTAAAGTAACAGAAGCAATCTAAAAGCACTGTGACAAAAGAGTGTCGTACTATATTAACTCAATCGCCCAGTTGAAGGTACTTCGTAGCTTTGTCTTTCGCACGTTTTAATAAATTCCCATTGGAGCGATCTAAAATCGTTCCTTCATCAGACCCCACTCCCGTGGACTCCTCATTAGGAGGAACAGGAGCCTGTGTAGTTTGTGCATATGTGTAATCAGTTTCTTCATCCGCTAAACTCTCAGCAAACGCATTACTAGATGGTTGATTAGCGTTACGCTGCTCATCAGCAGCACGCATGTTCATTTGGTAAGCCTTAGCAAAACCAAAAGCAGCCTGATTATAAGGATTCATTAGTAAAGCACAGAGACGCCATTAACGCTGCCACTGATCAAAGCTGTACATGCAATAGGAATTAAATCATCCCCCCGTAAGTTGACGGTAGTTATGTGCTGACCAGGTGCATCTGAAAGCTCGACAGTAAGATAGTCCCCCGAACTGATTGGCTTAGCCTCAATAAATACTGCTCGACACGTAGCAAAGTTTTTACGGCCTTGCGCAGGAGCCCACCGGAAACCACTTGCGTAGGGCAGCATAGAAGTCTGCCCATACATAGAGCCAAACGCGCGGATATCCATATAGAGCGACTGTTTTGTCTATCTTAACGCGTTAACTGTTCTTCTCCAAATAACTAATTAAGCGATCTAAATACCACCGAGCTTTCTTAAGATCTTCTAAACCGTTTTTGTGTTTTTCCCTCGACACGTACTTAAGCACATTCATTTTGCAACCGCCGCAAAACTCTTCAGGAGACAGGCACGACTCCATATAGTCAATTGTCTCAATAGAACCAGGGTTGTAGTGATCAGGGTGATTTACAGAATTACTCATAACCAAACATCTCCGTAATATCAAGTACGCGACCCAGTTTATCCTCTAGTTCCGAACTGTATTTTGTGTCGCAGTGCTCGACTAAACCGCAAGGAGCAATCTGGATTTTATTACCAGTTTTTACAATAGGTACGACTCGACGATGCTCCTGCCCTTCTCTCAAATTCTCAAAAGCAAGTCCCATAGAACTCCTATCAGCGATGGGCCAACAACGAAACTGGGTAAGTTCAAAACTTTTTACAGGATCTGAACTACTGGAGTTTATATATTTTTCAGCCATTTTCTGATCAAGAATCATCATCCCCATATAAGGATTGCCTAGTGAGACAAATCCTACAAACCAATCGTCTAGAGGCATTAAATGAGATTCAACTTGATAGGGTCTATCGCCCCACACGGCTGGAGTCGGTTTATTTAACTGCCAGACACGGTGGTTGTCGAAAGGTACTAATTTAGATTCATAAGACTCATAGCGACAGAAGCCTGGTTCTAGGTTTAGTTTATTTAATTTATCTTTGTATAAAAACCAATACAAGAAATTTTCGTTTGTAAAATAAATATCATTCTCTGTATATACATAGAAGTCGTAATACTGATTTAAAACTGCTTCACGCAACATCTCTTTATGTGCCCAAGTAAGAGAATAACCTTCCCAAAACTCAGAAGCTACAACAATATGCAAAGTATTAAAAGTAACACTAGACTCAATTAACTCTTTTAAAATATCTTTATCAGCTTTGTGTTCATAATCAATATAGATAAAAATATCCTTTATACCAGGTATTTCTTCGTAACCACGGAGGGTTTTAAGGAGGACATCAAATCTGGATAAAGGATCATGAGCTGTAATAAAAATCAAAAATTTGTAGTTTTTCATCAATATTCCACCTCAAAATTACCTCGACGCTGCAGAAAACAAACTAAGTGAGTGTATGCGTCCAATAAATCGTCATGGGACGTTGCTCCGATATTAATCAACTGATCAAATAAAATATCAAATTTACGATATCTATTAAATGTTACTTTTTTATTCTCCAGAAGACCTAAGGTTCCTCGAAAACGAGAAATTTTATCTCCTCTAAAACCTTTTACCTCATGAATGTGAAGGTTACCTAAGCCCCACTCATTCAACATAACTCGTCTTAAGTCAGCAGCTAGAGAAGCCTGATAGGCAACTGATTCAACGACTAACGAACAAGTCGAGTAAGTCGGAAAGTACTTACCATCACTATCTTCTTGAAGTATTCCCCATTCAATAAGCATCTTACATAGTAAGTCTATTTTTTCAAGGTTACCTATAGAGCGTACCTGATGCGCGTCAATAATATAGTACTTATCTTTTAGACGACCCCCTAATACAAATGCTGTGTAGTCTGATGTTTCATTTTTACTAGCTGATAAATCAATCCCTACTGCGAGGCAGTCAAACTCTGTTACAACGTCTCCTTTAACTAACAAGTCTGGCGAAAGAACTAGATCCGAAGTCATCACAGGTTGTTGTTGATATTGGAAAGCAAAGGCAACCGGATCAAGCTCTTTTTGTGCAAGCAAGTAATCGACACTCCATTGCTCAGGCCAATAACTAACTGGTTCGCTATCGTCGTCGTAAGTCAGTGCTTCTTGTTGAACTTGTTTCCAGCCTTTATCAGGCACAAACATTGTTTTATGAATATCTAGTGGGTGAAATCGAGTACCGAGACAAATTGCTCGCCCACCCTCAAAAATAATTGGCGAGATCACAGAACTCCAGTTGTTGTTCATTTCTTCCCTAATAGTAGGATTTTTAATGTCAGTACTGGATTTAATAGGGTCATCTACAATAACAAGGTGAGCACGTTTTGATGTGATAGAACCCCTAAGACCCGCAGCTCGGAGGGTAAATTCTTCGTCGCCCACACGGCTTATGCCTGCATAATCAAAATCGATACTCCAACCAATATCCGATTGCATTCCTGAACGCAACTGAACTTTTGGAAAAATCTTTTTATAAGCTGAAGAGTCAATAATCTGCTTGATAATACGGCTCTTAGGAATAGCTGTGGCGATGTTATACGAACAATAAATAATCTGCAGCGGTAGCCCTGCAGTAGTATGACGTCCAATAATCCATGCAGTAAACATATTGAGCACAGTAGACTTAGCACTACCCCTAGGCGCTAAGATATCTAAATTAGGTCCTGCAATATCTAAAAGATATCTATTACTCTCACCTGTAATTAAGTGTTTATGCCACTCCAGCATATGAGCTGCTGGGGCTTTATCCATAATTGTACAGAACGTATGAAAGTCATTAGCGGCACGTAGAAAAATATTATCAATCGCCCCAGTCTCTGAATCCACAGCTTTTGTTGCGCGAAGCTTTAGGGCACGACGATATGCAAATGTCTCTCTGCTAGGCATGTGATTTAAGAAAGTGTCTGTATACTGATAGGCAAGATTCTACTGCCAAATGGCAAAAATTCTCTGGTACGGCGACATCCTTTCAAACACAGGATTCGCCAGAGTTACACACAGCATTCTTGAGCACTTAGCTGACACACACGAAGTTGTAGCGTTTGGCATTAACTACAACGGAGATCCTCACGACTTACCCTTCAAGGTCTACCCTGCAGGTACTCAAAACCCATCCGATCGCTTTGGTATCGGGCGCCTACCTCAGGTAGTACAGACGGAAAAACCAGATTTTATCATTTGCTTAAACGATATCTGGGTTGTCAACCAAGTCTGGGAACGAGTTCACCTCCTCAAAGACTCGCTCAACTTTAAATTTATTGCTTATTTTCCAGTCGACTCAGCATATTACGTAAGTTCTATGCTCGATTACATAAAGGATTGGGATTTTGCAATTACTTTTACAGTGGAGCAGGCTCATAGGCTGATGGCTCAGGGCGTCCAACCACGACTGCTTGGAGTTGTGCCGCACGGCTTGGATCAAGGCAAGTTCTTCCCTATTGAACAAAACGAAGCCCGCAGAGCTCTACGACTCCCAGAAGACAAATTTATTGTTCTTAACGCAAATAGAAACCAACCTCGTAAACAAATTGACTTAACAATTAAAGCGTTTGTCGAGTTTGCAGTAGATAAACCTGATACCCTCCTCTATCTCCACATGAGCGAAAAAGATCTTGGATGGGACGTACACGCAATATTTGACACTGAAATGAAACGCCGGGGACTATCTTCTGACAACCGCATGATTATGACAACGGCAAATATTGACTACATTAATGCGCCACCAGATGAGTTACTAAATAAAATTTATAACGCATGTGACGTGGGAATCAATACAGCCAACGGAGAAGGCTGGGGACTAATTCCATTCGAGCACGCTTCATGCAAAAAGCCACTTGTGTTGCCTAACCACACGTCTTTTGGAGACATCTGGAAAGGAAGCGCTTTGCTTGCTGATGTTGCCGCCTGGGTATACGACAAAGACCTTAGCGTAGAGAGAGGTATTGTCGATGTTAGTGATGCTGCCGCAAAACTAACAAAACTATACGCAGACAAATCTTTTTATAACAACGTGGCCGAGTCATGCTTCAAGGTCACGCAGAATCCTGCCTATCGCTGGGACCACATTTCTGAAGCATTCAACAAAGCCATGGAGGAGCTGAGCAAGTGACACAATTTCATCGCTATCGCACCTATCACAACAGCGTAGCTTGTCGAGCTTTTGCTCCCACAGAGTCTGGCTTCCCCTCAGTTTTTGATCAAGCTTATGAGATAGGAGGAACGTTTACCAAAATTACATCGGGGTTACCAGCAGACAGCTTTGCTAATTTCAGCCCCTGTGTGATCCAGCACCGAGGCGCAACTCTGATCGCGTGGCGGTCACAACCCAAACACTTCGTGTTCAGACACGACATGAAGTACTTCTATTATAACAATACTCCTACAGATATCTATATTGGTCAGATGTTAACCGATGACACAATTGTAGCTCCTCGAAAACTAATCAACAAACCACACCGACTCAGTTACGAAGATCCTCGTATTTTTGTGTCACCCGATGACAATCTGATGTGTCAATTTGTAACAAGTACTTACGCAACAAAGTGGGACACAACAAAACACAAAATTATAAAAACACCGAAAGTTTGTACAGGAGCTGTAGATGAATTTGGGAACTTAGTCGATAAATTTTATCCACCAATAGGACTTAACTTAGAGGAAGGTAAAGCGGAGAAGAACTGGTGTTTCTTTTCTGATTTTCAAAAACTAAGGCTTCTTTATTCAACACAACCAATCGTCATCAAAACGCCAGGCGAGTCTGACAAAATTATCGACTCGTCTTGCTTGAAACAAGTGACTGGTGAGCACCCAACATTTAACTCAACAGCACCAATTCTTGTAGAAGACGAATGGTTGGTTTTCTATCATTGGAAGTTCATGGCTCACGAGATTGATAGACGTCCTTATCTGATGTACGGCCTTGGTGCTTACACATTAGATAAAGACTTAACTCGCGTCACGAAGATGCTCAATGAACCTCTTTTTATAGGTTCTACAAACGATGACCTAGTTACGTGGACTGACCCCGTAGGTAACGACATCTCGAACCAACCAGCTTGTATCTTGCCTTTCGGTTGTTTTATGGATCAAAACGAAGATTTAGTTATGTCACTAGGCGTGAACGACTACTTCATGGGTATTTTTAGAACACCTGTGCTCAACGTGCTCTCGTTACTAGAACCTGTTGGGTAAGTCTCAACTTTTTTCTTCTTTTTCGATGGTCGACCACACAACCATCGAGGCATCTTCTAGTAACGAATATATAGTAGGAGCGTCTTCAAAGCTGTTCATTAGCTCACGTATACAGCGGTCAGCGCCAGCTAGCAACAAACCTCGGCGATCTAAGCCATCTGTAATTTGCCTGACCACTTGAATGTGAGAACGAATTTCTTTTTGAAGAACAGCAATTTTAGTTGCGGCTGTTGCGTGGTCCAACATGCCCGTAAGGGTCATTTGCCTTACGTTGTGCAGGTCGATCTTTAAAGAGTCAATCTCAATAAGAAGTATCTTACGAAGATCTTCCTTGGGATACTTTTCCTGCACCCAGGCCGTAAGATCAGAAATTGAACCTGTATAACTTGGCTTTAAAAACCGAGCATATAGATAAGCCTCAATATCACTCGCGGCATTTTTTGCGTAGTGTTTAAACGCATCCTGCTGAGACTTGTCTAAGGAACTAAGCCAAGTTCCAACAAAAGTTGAATCTCCAATAGTTGATTTAATCACGCAAACATTCGTGTGCCGGCGAGAGCCGTATTAACTCCAAACTGTTTTAAAGCTAACTGACCTTTGGTAGCCGCTTTTGTTCGTGCTAAGTCACCAAGTGTCCGCACTTTGTCTAACTGAGCTGCATTTTCAAACTGCTGGGCACCCAAAGCCAACAAACCTTCATTTTGTGCGCGAGTTTGAGCAATTTTATTAAGCGTTTCAGCTTGGTTTTTAGCTACGTCACCACGCAGCTCCTCTTGAAACGAACGAACTTTAATGTTTGTAGTGCCAAGTTGATTGGCAAGTTGATTTTGTCCAGCCAGAGATGCTGAACCAGCTTGTGCTAGAAACTGAGGTGCTTGAAGCTCCGTGGCCAACTTAGCTTGACCTAAGCCATATAGAGTGTCGAGGCCCTTGCCAGATGCGTAACCAGCTACAGAAGATTGCAGCTGAGCATCCTTTTGAGCCCTCTGGAGTGCTTCAGTCAATATACTTAATTGAGCCGAAGCTTTAGTCGTAGCTTCTTGCCCAACTGCACCAGCTAAAGCGCCCTGAAGCAGGCTCACTCCCTGAAAAGCAGCAGTCAGAGGGTTGTTTTGCGCAGCCAATTGCGCTGCATATTGCGCGTAAGCATCAGTAGATTGACTGCCGCTGCTTTTTTTACCTCCAAGAAGAGAAGGTAGTAAGCTCCCACCGACACCTGTGGCTAAGCCTCCAAGAACTGCTGGTAGAAGAACTGCTGGTAACGCCATGATTAACTAATGGTGGATGAAGGAGTACCAAAGCTGGATCGACCTTGGCCGGCAAGAGAAGCGCCGCCTTGAAGAACATTGGGATTAGGCATACCAGCGGTATAAGCCAGTTGCATCATCCCTAAACCAAGCGTGGCATCTCGATTAATTTGCGCTTCAGTGATGCCACGCCACGCGGCAATCGTATCACCCTCGATCTTTCGGCGAGTTAGTTCACGGGTCTGCTCCATACCCGCAATACGATTAAGCTCTTGGGATCGCTCCCAGTTTGCTTGATCGATTGAAGCCCGATCAGCATATAGCCGCGGGTCTAAGTTAGCGAGTGCAATTTTTGCTTGAAGCTCGTTAGACCCCTTGAGCTGCTCCAGTAAAGCGGCTGCTTGAGCTCCACCAGCTCCCGACTGCAAGCGAATTTGCTCTAAAGCAAATCTTGCTTTTTCACGCTCAAGCGCTAAGTCACGCTGAAATTGAGAATTTTTTGCAAATTCTTCAGCTTTACGCTGATTAATTTTTTCTTCAGGGGAGTCTCCGCCAAAAGCACGCTCTAGAGCAATAGCCCCCGCAGTAGTGACACCTACCCCAAGAGCATTCTTTAACAGGCCCGCAAGCATCGGATTTATTGCCATTTCTCTTACATCCCCTGCGCGACAGTTTGAAGCGATGGATCAATATTAGGACGGGATAAGTAACTTTGGAGAAACTGCTGTGCCACACCGGATGAAGCTTGAGCTCCCGTGCCAGCAGCTTGAGCAATAGCAGGAATAGCTGCGACAGGAATCGCAACTTGGGCCCTGGCTAACTCACGAGCACCAGCTTCATCAGCAGAGATCCGAAGCTCAGCTTCGCGCTCATTAACGATGTCTTGAGCGTCTAGCAAAGGAAGGTTACCACCCAAGCGATTAAGTACCGAACGACGCATATTTTCACCAGCAACAAATTTCTCAATTTCCTTGACGTCTTGCAAGGTAATCATGTATTTGCTACCAGAAGTCCCCTGCGGAGTAGGTGACTCCAACGCCCCGGTGGCCGCTTGAGCAAGCCCCATACCTCCGGCAACAAGAAGGCTACCAAGCACCTCTTGAAGCAATCCTCCTGGCGTAAGACCGCCTAACTTACCAATAGCAGCAGCGGGAATAGGCGTTGCCATTAGTTAATAACCTCCAGGATTGTCGTATTTAGTCCCACTTAAGGGCTTCTTAATTAATTTTATAGGATCTTGCTGATTGTCGGCACTTATACCAAGCTCAAGCTGTTGAGGTGACGGGTAAGCACTTGTTTGAGGAAAGTTGCTCTCTATGTAAAGACGCATAAACGTATTAGCATCTAGCTCTGGAGAAAGTTTACGAACATCTCGCTCTTTAAGTTGTTGTTGACGAGCGTTTAATTCCATTAGCTCAGTTGCTGATAAGCACGAGAAGGCTCGATGCCGTTAGAAGATGGTGCGTTTAAAACGCTGTAATTAGAACCAAGATTTGGAGTATCGTACTCAAGAGGACGTTGTGAAGAAAGACGATCTGATTCTTCGTCTTCTTGCTCAGCAAGTTGCTCCAAAAGCATCATGATCAAATCATATTCTTCAGGGTCTAAAGACGAGATTAGCTCCATGAGATAAGCATCCTCGTGGGGCCTTTCTGGCTCAGTGCGGAGACGAGATGCCAGCTGAGCTTTTTGCATCGGCATCGTGTTATCTGGGTACCCGTTCAATGAACGAGTAGCACCTGTATAAAACCCATCTCCCTCCATCCCAGGCATCGGAGGGAGTCCTTGACTGTAACGACGAACAATTTGAGCCGTAGCGGGAGTAGCTGCCGCCATCTCCGCAGGAGTTTGCGGAACAGGAAGTCCAAGAATCCGCGCAGCTAATTCGTAATCGGCTTTAGAAAACACCGGACACCACCACGGCTAGTTCTTCTATCTTACCTTGTATCTTTAAGATATCGCCAGGATCACAACTGAGAGCCATACACAGTTTTTCTAAAACGTCTGGAGATGGTATGTACACAGGATCTTTATATATATTTCGTGTAGTTGTAGGAGATAGATCCGCTAACTTGCTTAAAGCAAAAGACGAAAGTTTTTTCGAATCTAGAATCAACTTAAGATTATTGACTAAGCAACCACTGGCTGTGCGAGACGAATAAAAAGGCATTCTACTTAAACTTAGCTATGTCTATCATAAATTGAGGATCTAAATTATACGTAGAAATTAAATTATTACACGCAGATGCTGTTAACGCGTACACAGTATTAACTTCGCTATTTAACTCTAGAGCAATCTCTTTACTTATTTGTTTTACATTGCAAAGTAAAGGTCTAGAGGAGTAGATAGTACATAAATTATCTTTTAACATATTACAGCAACCTGAGTCATCCCAAGAGTAAGGAAAAGATGCTGCTGCTCTATAAAGTATAGACTCTTTAGGATAAGTTAACGCTTCAGCATGTATCCTGCTAACGCTGCGACAACACAACGAACAACCTGTGCAAGGAAAATCGCCGTCAAAAACAATAGACATATCAAACGTCCGCCAAAACTAAACCATTACTGATATTTACTAAGCCAGTGCCAGAGAAATGCCCAAACGAAGTTAAATCAATTTTGGGGCTTTGGATTTGCCGCCACAAAGGCATTTCAGATGTAAATCGAATATCGTCTAACAATAAAAAACGAGGTTTACTTGAAAAAGAAAGAGCTGAAAGCTTGTTAAGAAAACTTCTCTCAAATGACCCGTCTTTGGGCCCATCACACATAATAAAATCAGCATTTAGTAATAGATCTTTATGCCTATTAAATGTATCTTGATGTTGTAAATTCTCTAAATATTGAGTCAAGCGACCACCGTTATCTACGAAATCAGAGTCTCTTAGATAAGTAGTTGAAAACTCACCCCAAGAAGTCAAATCAAAAGTTGTTACTTTTGCATTAGGTGCGTAATCAAGCATTACCCGTGTACCGGTACCGTAATGAGTGCCGATATCTACAATGCTGTTAAGAGCAGAACTATCATCTAATGCACTAAGTAAACCAGACAGCAGACGATAGTGATCACCAGGAAAAGCATTAGCAAAAGGATTGTCGATGTCTAGACGCGTTTTTGCTGCAAAAAAAACAGCTTTACAAACTAACGACCAATCCAAAAAATTCTGGGCTGCTGCGTCATCATCTACAGACCAGCAAGCCGATTCAATAACGTGACGAACAAGCATGTTAAAAACCTAAGTGCTTACGGCGGACAAACTCTAGATCGTATGTGGTGAAATCTATTGGAAGCTCAGAAACATTGAAAGGTGTCTTATAAGTCTCGCCTTCGACATGTGCTTGCCACGCCTCGCTCCATTTCATATGGAGGTACTTCTTATTAAGCTCGTGCGCTACGTGGACAGCTGTCTGAAGTTGTGGCTCAGATCGCCAAGTTTGAGAGCCGTCTGAATAATCTTTACGTGAACCGTGGTAGTACTCGTGATCCAAATTTAAAACTCGTTTTAAATCATCGTGTATAAACCTCATTCCATAATCCATATCTTCACAGTATCCCGGATATAAATTTTCATCAAATAAACCATACTTAGTCACAACCCAATCTTTTAACAAAAAGATATCCCAACCCCCACCGGATCCATGGACAATTCCAATCTCTTCATCCTGGGCTTTCTCATTCATTTCTTGGAGAAACCCAGGCTCAAACATAATGTCGTGATTGGAGATAACCCAATATGGCGCCCGCATAAAGCATTTAATAATCAAGTTCCATGCGCCAGAGCACCCAACATTTGCTGGCATATGCGTAACGTGAATCTGTTTTACAAACGGATTCGACAACTTACGAACACTTTCTACCGCGTCCGTAATCTGACCCCTACCGTTGTTGTTAAATACGACAAAATTATCGACTGGATAGTCAATGCTCATAAAGAGCCTGTGTAACCAGTAAGGGTTATTAACAATCGCTGTACCCAATACAGGGATAGATTCGCGCATGGGGCTGTTACTTTATGGCAATATACTACCAGAAATTATCGCTTGATACAGGTTACAGCCTTGAGCGTCTTCAGTCAGAGCCTCTGGTATATCAAAGGAACAACCAAAAGATAACAAGTGAACGCAGTCGTCGCAAGGAATCTTACCGGGTATTACTTTTGACTCAGCTTGTAGGGGGGTTGTTCTTAGAGGAGGCGCAATATCTAAAAAGATTTGTTGAAGTTTATTAATTTTAGATCTGAGAGTTCTTAACTCATCATACAGATCAGAAGTCACTTCAAAAGTAGTGTACGCGTAATCACACGAAGAGCATGAATATCTCCTGCGCACACCATCAAATACTTTACGGCTTTCTTTGACTCTTGATGTATGCGCCTCGCAACTGGGACACTCTTTAAGCTGACGGTACTCGTAGAGACTGCGAAGTTGATTGTCGTCGTGTTGTTTCTTTTGAGCTGCCATTTGATTGTTGTTAATACTGCAGGTGGGACTTGAACCCACATGAGATAAACTCAGCGCATTTTAAGTGCGCAGCGTATGCCATTCCGCCACTGCAGCGGCTTGTGGACTGTAGCAATAAATCAAACGTCTGGATCGTTTGTTTCAGATGTTTTCCAAGTTTCATCCCCCGGAAGTGGTTCTGTACCGTACTCAAACGTATCGTAGTTCTCGTCGTTACGAGGATCCTCTACAAACACATAGTGCGTAGTCTCAACTTCAATAAACTCTTGTAAGTTAGACAGAGCTTGGGAGAGGAGCCTTTCTTCCTCAGGCGTCAGTTTTTCAGGTGTGGTCATAGTCAACGATAAATAGGGACAAAAGCGTTAGCAACACGGCCACACTGCCAGTCATCATACTTTCCGTATTTTTGCAATTGTGCTTGCATACATGTGGTTTTGATGGCTGTGTACTCCTGCATTCGCTGTCGCTCTATCCGACTGTACTTAATCCACTCGGGAACAAACGACAAAAACACAAAAGTAAAAAAGATTAAAACAAAATAAGTGGGGCCTTTCCAAGCGACGGCCGCCTGAATGGCGTGTTTGGAGTCAATGTTGATGTTGGTAGTCATGTGAGTCACTCAGTGACACGACAAGCATACACACCAAACCGGGTCCTGTCAAGAAAACCCTGCTACGATGCTGACATACCCAAGTTTTGTCCATGACCACGACAAACAAGCCCAGCTTCAAAGAGCTTATGGCCCAGCTGGGCGAAGAAACCGAGACAAGCGCCCCCGTAGTTCAGATCCAAGGCAAAAAGAAACTTGACGACCGGTACAAATTTAACCAGGGCTGGTACGACGCTCTACTCAATACCGATATGGTGCTTTGCACCCACAATGAAGCTGCAGAACTACGTCTAGAGCCGACCAAGGAACGTCAAGTTGTCGAAATTGGCGTTTACGAAGGCGCATCCAGCTGTTTTTGGTCGGATTTTTATCTTTCACATCCCGAGTCTCGCCTAATTTCAATTGATCCATTTACTGGAAGTACCGAACACCACGAAACCCCTGAAAACTACCCGGAACTGCCGAATATTGAGCTGATCGCTCGCGGAAATATCGCCAAATCAGAGAACGCAGCCAAAATTGAAATTATCAAAGGCTGTAGTTGGGATGTTTTTCCTGAACTGAATCGCAGGAATCAAGGCAAACCTTGGATTGATCTCCTCTATATTGATGGCGCACACGACTCTACCTCTGTCGCACGGGATATCACGTTGTTTGTTCCTATGGTCAAGACTGGAGGTATTGTTATTTTTGATGATTATGGTCACCCTGATGTGAAGCGAGGTGTCGATATGGCGCTTAATGCTTTTGCTTCAATGGAGTTAGCTGTGTTTACAGGGTGGCAACTCGTAGCAAAAGTAGCTTGATTCAAGGAAACACGTTGTGTGGGAGGCGGTAACTACGGAGTTTCTCGCCGCTTTCCACACTTCTTCCCACCAGTAGCTAAGCACGCACACAGTTTTTTCTTACACCTCTGCCCTTTTATCTTCTACAGCTTGCCTTTGGGCCGCTTTTTTAGCATCCCAATCCGCTGGCTTCGTCCTCCGCGTCAATTGTATTTTCCGTTCATCCACCAGGTGCCAGCTGCTAACAAAACTTTGCTCGCCCCACGCTGCCTTAACTAGGATCCCATAATCATCAACCTGAATTACTTCAAAATCAACTTCATCGACATGCACATACGTCATGTATTTCACAATTTGTTCGTTCAGTCAGATCAACTATAAACTACCTTGAAATTTATGCGTGTTAAACTAACAATAGATAGGTCGGAGATTTTTAAAAATGCAAATGAACGATATCATAAGCATGTTGACACCTGCAAAATCTAATAATTTTTTAAATAGTTTTATTGAGTCTATTATTCTTGGCGCTCCTAAAACTTATGATTTTGATGAAAGCGTCTTAATGAAAGGGGATGATCAAACAGGGATGATGGTACCTCCTAACTGGACGCCTAGACCCAAACCCAGTATCAATAACTCTGAAGACTTGCGAAATACACTATATGGATCAAATGCGTGCGCAAAATGTCGTGAAGCTCAAATGACTCAAATGAGAAACGGAGTAATGAATATCGTGGATCCTTGCCGAGGCGTTTGCTGAAATTAAGTCATGGCAAACGGAATTCAGTACTTACCGACATATCGCTCAGGTTTCACAGGTCCTAGCGAAAAGATTGGCGGCTCGTCGCCTTACCATATTGATTTAAAGGTACTTCAAACACTGCCGCTGCAGGAACGAATCCGCGCCATGGATTCTCTTGCCGATCAATACAAATCGATTGGTCGCGAAATCGAGTTCTCCAACCAAGCCGTATCCGGTAAACGCTGGAACCCAACCGCGCCCATAGATGAAAAAGTTAACCTACTTGAACTAGCTGCTAAAGCCCACGCTCCGCGTGGTGGCTGGGATTCGTACGACTTTTATGTCCCGTTCGCAGGCAAGTCCCGTTTCGATCCTGGTGCAGTTGAAGGTGCTTCAATTTATATTCCTGGTGTCCCTGGTGGAAAAATTACTCGTGGATCCGGTGGTGGTTACGGATACTTTAGCGAAGCTGTAGATCCCGGCGGTAGGGTTGTCTTCCGCGTAGGTCATGGTGACGTCAGCCGACCAGAAACTGACGCAGAAGTTTTAGTTGCACGGCAGGCTGCACAACAAACTCAGGGGGGTCAAACACAAGATAACTCTGCTGAAGAATTACTTAACAAAACAATTGAACGAATTCTGAAGCCCGCACCACCTGAATTTAAATCGAGCTACGCTGGCCCTAGTGAAGAAGAATTCCGTCGTCGCCGCAACCAACTTGAAAGCACAATGCTTGAACTCATGATTGATCAAGCATCTCGTCAAGAAAAGCAGCCAACCACACCTCAACTTGTTCAAAACATGAGCGGCGCTCAAGCTGCAGCTATGGGACTCCGTGGGTTTGGGCAAACTCCGAAGTCAGTGATTTAATTCCGCCAAGCTTTAATTTCCGAATACCCGTCATCAAATAAGCGTAATCACGCGCTTCAGTTACGTGCGTCTCCTGGTCGCACACATTACACGTACCATTCCAAACAGAACTACAGCCTACGGAATAAATGCCGTATTTGGCGCCGCACTCGCCACAAACCGTATAGGCATTCTCAAGTTTTTTAAGTAGCTGCTTCTCCTCTTTAGTTAGCCGCTTCATAATTTTCACCAGGAAACAGAGTGTGCACGGCAGATTCTACCTGAGTAACAAACTTACGACGACGATCCAGCTCCTCATATAATGCTTTCTTAAGATGTGGGATGAGTTTATCTACCATATCCTCCTCCATGTACTCAAAAATGCTTTCCTCTAACCTGCCGTACACAGACTCTTCGTAATGAAAAGGGTGTTCAAAGGACATCGTTCCAATGGCGGATGACACCCGCAACGATAAAGCAATTCGTCACCAGGAAGCTTACAAATATGAAAGTCCTAACCCAGGCCACACGATCTGAAATATTTGAACAATCGGCGGCTTTAGGTCCTAACGCACTCGCCCAAATCTTAAACACCTTCTGCCTCCGACGCATAAACCGTACAAATCTGGAACTAGTCTACTGACTTACCATATTATTGAATATCTAATTCTCCATTCTCATCCCAGGTCATGCTGTGCATTAGCTGATAGGTGGGTTCTTTCATGCGCCGTGTGGCGACAGGGTTAGAAGCTCGATTTGGCTCCCCAGACGTCAGAGCCAACAACTTACCAAGTTGTACAGTTATGCGATGAGATATTTTGCGTGGATCCCCCACGGTGCCTTAGCGTGTTCTTTACTTTAGTAAGCTAGACACCGCAAGGAATCTCAGGTTTGTTAAAACATTATGTAGCTACACACCACCTATCGGAAACCCACTCTGCCTCAGTCGCTCACGGCCACGGTCGAAAAGACCGCTTTCACGAAGACGTCTAATACCCGCATCAAGCGCTGCCATTGCCTCGGGAGACTCAGGACCACCAGGATCATCGTCAATCGGGCGTACAATTTTAAAACTTGGATCAGCAGCTACTTCTGTGCCAGAGTTACGCAAAAACATATCTAAAAACTGTTGTCCTAATAATTGAATTTTTTGATCATTTGCATTAGGACGATACGGTAAAGTCTCAACAGAGGTACTATCTACTTCAGGTTGAAAAACAAAATCTTGAAACATGTTGTTTTTCGTCAATAAAACTCAGTCTATCTTAGAACCACCTAGAGGGGGTAAACGCGCCGTAGTAGTTATTTTGCTGCTGTGGATAATCGGCAGCATAATCATGTATTTAAATTCTCAATATTTACAAATTATTAGCTTCCAGAATAAATGCCGCAACAACAAACAGCAGTAAGAAAAAAAAACACCAATCAAGAAAATAACTGGCCACACTAGGGAGCTCATCAGACAGATCCTGGTAGTAAACCTCGTTTTTCAGCTAAACGATAAGCAAGATCCGGGTTTGCCTCGACCCAAGTCATAAACTTCTCAGCAGGCATACCTTCAGCGGCACCACTTTCATAAAGACGCCGTTGAAGCTCTCCGCCCTTAGCCATCTCCATCCCGAGAACACGTTGACGCGCATAAAGTTGAGCAAGCTCATTCATGCTTTGGCGTTGAGGGGTTGGCGATACGGGAACTTCTCGTGAGACAGGAGGTCTACGTTCCTCAACTGGACGTCGTACTGCGGGGGGAGTTGCATCACGTTGAGGCTGAGGAGCTTGAACCTCAGCATCAGCTACTGCTGGATTAAACCTGTCTACTCGATAATTACCAACTAAAATAGTGCCATCACCGTACTTAACTGGACGAGGTGGTCCATAATCGTTGGCGTTAGAAACGCCCGGCACGCGTCTTGCCGTAGCTTGTTCAATAGCTTGCTGCTCAGCCACGCGGGAAACCATATCTTCTCGCGATTTGTAACCAAGGCGTCGCCAGTTGCCATAGGTGTCATCACTCTGAGGAGTATCACCGCCAAGCATTAGAGTCATGTTAAGCGGTCCAGAAGAAAGATATAACCCAGCGTCCACTAAATTTTTTATAGGATTGTCTTTTGGTAAAAATTCACTTGCAACAATTCCAGCAATCTCAGGCTTGAATCCAATAGTAGGCCGAACAAAACTGCTATTTAGTGCACGACCAGCCATGCGTGCCGGCGGAGATTGTGTAACTGCACGAAAAGCTTCAGAAGCTCGGGCCTGTACCGACCGCTTAAGATCATCGAGCCAGTTCATTTCTAAACTAATCACCCCTGAGCATTAAGTATAAGCCCAGCCATATAGTCAAAAAAATAGGGGCAAAAAGCCCCAGGATTCCCCTTGTCCGTGCATTCCTTTACAGGAACCCAACTACTATAGCGTGGGATTCTCGTGCGAATAACGAGGACCAATCCTCACACCACGGTAAATGCGACGATGGCTTGACTCCAAGCGCATTTTTTGCCGCTCAAGCACCTCTTTCTGATGCTCATCAGTGTCATACTGTTTGCTGCGATACTGTATTACTGCTATACAAAACACACATTAAACTTCTAAACCCCTACTTTGGTTTAAAATTTAAAAGTACTCTGCATTCCTCCCGTGACAAGGGAGTGGGACACACCTGTCCGCAAACCATGGAACAAAATGATTAAAGCGTCACTAGATGCTATAGATCAACATAATGATCATTATTTAAAGACAAATAACTACAAACACCTAGTAGCAGCTTACTATCTACGTCAGTACGTAACTTATGTGAAAGATATAATCTTAGAGAGTGAAAAAAATCAAGAAAATTCTCCAAAATTATTAGAAAAATAATTAGCGTCACCGTAATTACTAAGGCTCAAAGCAGACGTAGAAGTTGGCATAGAAAACTCGGACTCCTTATATAACCGAGCTTTTAATAAAGCATCTCGATAAGGATTTGGGTTAGTGAGTATTTGATTGATCACGGGGGTAGCAAAACCTGTCCTACCGAGAAATTCACCTTTTAAAACAACAGGGTTTCTAGCTAACTCAGCAATAAGTCGCTTAGAAGGGAATCCGTAGATATCGTCCATGATTAAAAATTGGAGTCAGCTTTTTTAGCTTCGGGAAGCATACGATCTAAGTAAGCTTCAGCCCGTGCTTGCACTTTCCGCGTGGTCTCAATTAGATCAGGATTAAGTCCAAGTTTTAAATAATTTTTTGCAATAGTTTCCCCCATATCCCACTGGGTAGAATCACTTAAATTTTGTACGCTAGGAATAAAAGGCGCTTCATGTATTGTGGGTGCATTAAATACCTGACGAATATATTCATCACGTGCATTAGTGGATGGAGTGTAAGGGTTAGCCATTAAAGCGTAAGCTTTATCAATAACTGCTTCTACATGCGCTCCTGGATAGTTTCTATACCAA